TTTTGCGCCAGGTTTACCTGCGTTAAAATTATTTTTACTAAATTCTAATCTGTCAACTAATTTGATGCCATTTTCAGTGTGGTCAACTGCTACAAATCCTTCTGCTTTAGTTACACGTAAAGTACCATCACCATTATCAATAAAATGTTTAGTAGCGACAGCTTTATCATATTTGGTTATAAATATAGACTTTGCTTCAGAAAGTAATTTACTTACTTTAAATATATTTATTATATCTTGTTTTTGAGATTCAAATTCTCTAAGTTTTTCTTCACCTGCTTGTCTTTTTCTTTCTTTTGATTCTGGTCGTTTAACTTTTTCTATACTTTTATCTACTGCTTGTTGATACCAATTTTTAAATCTTTCAAAAGACTTAGAAGGATCATTTAAAAACTCACCCTGTCTTATTTCGCTATTAATGTAAGTATTTAAATTTTTTAAAGGTAAATTAGTGTAATCTACATTAATCGAATCTGCTTCATTTATTTTATCTAATATAAATTGTTCTTCTTTATCATTTAATAATATTCCAGTATCATCTTTAAAGAAAGCATCATCAAACCATACACTTGGTGATTTACTTAACCCACTTACATCAGCTCCAAATGAAGCTCCTCCTCCACTTAAGTCATTATAAGTAGTATGAAATATAATTCCTATTCTTGCTGCTATTATTTGTTTACCTAATTCTGAATTTGCTTCAACAGCATATCTAATTGTATTAGGTTTAAAAGTATAATGTGGAATACCGTCTATGTCTTCTGTTTCAACATCATCATTGTCAAACATAAAATCTCCTTGTAATATATTTTTTATTCCTAAAGAAGGTAAATATTGTAATGCTAATTTTAATTTTTTAGCTAAACCAGCTGCGTGACCATGATTTTGATCTATATCTTTAGGTGTGTAATTAATTTTTGGTTCTTTATTAAATACTGACTTTGTACCTACAAAAAACTGTCCGTTATCTGGATTAATTCCTGTAAATATAGCAGGCGCACCATCCCATTTTACAGAAACATTTTTAATTGTGTTGTCTTGTCCTTTTAAATTTTTAATTAATTCATATAAGAAATTTTTAGCCTGATTAAAACCATCTTGTCCCTGAGTTAATACTAATTCTTCAAGGTGTGTCAAGTGTGTGTTTGCTTTTGTTTCTGTTATAACTTCTTTTAATTGTTCTTTCCACCAATTTTTAGAAAATACGCTTTCTTTTTTCATTCGTTGTGTTTTTCTTTTGGATGCTTCTTTACGTTTTTTAATGTATTCAAATCCTGATCTTAATTTAGCTTTCTTTTTAGGATCTTTTGTTCTACTTAAAGCTGCTCTTACTCTTTGATGTATTAAATTTATGATTTGTGATTTACGAGCATGAGATTTAGCTTTAAATGATTTTTTACTTAAAGTGTCTACTATGTCTTGTCTAGTTGAAAATTTTACTTTAACTGTATCTGATGGGTCTTCATCTGTGTATAATCTTCTTCCTGATCCTTTTGGTTTTTTACCTGTTCCTTTTTTAGGGTCTTTTTCTTGTAAATAACCTCTTTTTTTAGCTTGTTTAGGGCTATTTGTAAAAGTATCACTTGCTTGGTATCTTACTTTTTGTACTTGGTCTGCTTTATAAGGAGGATACATTCCTTCTTTTTTAGCTAATTTAGTTGCAGTAGCTAATTTTACTGATTTCCAATCTTTACCATAACGTTTTTTAAATTCTTTATCTGGTAAATCTTGAGCTATTCTTTCTCTGTCTTTTAATTCTCCTTTTGTAAGTTTTCTTTCTAAGTCTAATTGTGGGTTTGTAGTTTGAAAATCTTTTTTTCTCATTACTGTTTTAGCTATTGCTTTATTAGCCTGGTTTACAAAAGGTATATTAAGATTTGTTCTATTGTCTGTTGCTACTATTTCTTTATATTGTTTTAAAAATTCAATAAAAGCTTTTTTATTTTTAGATAAACGTTTAAAAAATCCAATCAATTCAGCGCTTGAGATTTCTTTTTTATTTCTAGGATCATTTATTCTATCAAAAAAATGATTAGTAAATTCTACATCAATAGGATCTAATTTATTGTCAGCATATGTTTCTATAGAATCTAAATCTGCTGCTGACATTTCTTCATACATTTTTCTTGTAAGAGTACCTTTTACGTATTTAGGTACTTTCATATATTTATCTCCTTGTTTTTTAAGATCTTTACTTAAACGTTTAAGATTTTTAGCATGTTTAGCTTTTTCTTGTTTAGTCATCATACCCATCATCATTTCACTAACTGCTGCTGGATCTTCTACTTTTAATTTTATATCTGGATACTTGTCTTTTAAAGCTGCTACTGCTGTTCTATTGTCTTCTGAATCATCAATAAAATAAATTGTATTATATCCTTTATTTATATGTTTTTCTATCCAATTTGCTTTATCTATACCTCTTACTTTACCTTTTACTTGTAATCCTAAAGGTACAACGTAAGCATCTAAACCTATACTTTTTAAATATTTTGTTACAGGATGTCCTATAGAACGGGCTGTTAGTATAGTTGTTTTTACTTGGGGGTTGCTTAATGATTTTTGTAGTTTATTTACAACTTTACTATTTACAATAGCATCATTTATTTGTTTTTCAAATTCAGAAAAATCATACTTTATTTCTAAATTTCCTAATCTTGCTTCTAATGCCTTACTTTCTTCAGGAAAATTTTCAGCTGGTATTAGTATTTCTTTTTTATAGTCTCCACTAGGACTAGTTATAGTTGTTTTAATGTTAGCTTTTACTCTAGCTATTGTATCATCAAAATCATAAGCGTGTAAAATTTTACCTTTATTTTCATACATACTTCTAAAAGGAAAATTTCTTCTACTATATTTGTAATTATTTGGAACTAGTTTTTTTGGTTCAGGATCATTTGTCTTAGCAAAATCATAATACTTGTCTCTAGGATCATATAAATCTTCATCTAAACCTGTTACTATACTCCAAGCTTGTTCTTTTTGTTTGTCTGATAAATGATTAGGTAAAGAATATTGAAATAAAGCTTTATCATTCATTTTTATAAAACCTCTCATTTCTGTTCCAGACACACCTCCTGCTTGGGGTGGTACTAATTTAGTTTCAAATGTAATACCTCTGGGTTCAGCAAATTTAGGTATATTAGCAAAACGTTTATCACTGATATCCTTTTCACCCATTCCTAAAAATACTGTGGATCCTTCAGGTGCTTCTTGTTCTACAAAATCATAAACGTCTCTTACTGGAGAAACTCCTGCTGGTCTAACTTCTAATCCTGAATCATTTTGAGTGTAAAGTTTCCATAATTTAAGAGACATTTCTTGTGTAATACCATCCCTTTCTTTAGGTCCTACAAAAATTATAGTAGTGTCTGCACCTGTGTTTGCAGATAACCACTTAGCCATATTGTAATGACCTGCATGAGGTGGTTTAAATCCACCAGGTAAAAGTGCGATTTTTGACATTAATTATACAGTTTGTTATAAATATAGACCTCTATGACAAGGCTAGCCTCTTTTTCATTAGTGTAGAGGTAGTTAATTTTGTTGCTTTATGAAGTAATTTTGTAAATTCTTCAAAACCTAGTTCAGATGGATCTTTATCACCCATTTCTATAAGATAGACTTTTTTTCCGTAGGATAGAAAGGTTTCTGCATGATTAAAAGCATCTTTTAGGGCATCTTCATCTAAGGCAAGATATACTTTTTCTACTTTACTTTCTATAATTTTTTTCATTAAAGTAGTAGAAATCTTTTTACCAAATAAAGGTATTGCATTACGTTTAATTGCCATAGCATCAAACGCACCTTCGCAAAGAATAATGGGAAGATCCCAATTTATATACATTTCAAAACCAATTATGTCCTTTGTACTGGAAGCTAATTTATGTTTGATATATGCGTTTTTATCAAATGATCTACCTACATAGTAATTTAAAAACCCATCTTTATCGTATGAAGGTATTACAACCATATTTCTTAATTCTCCTTGTTCACAATAGTGTAAATCATACTTAACTACGTCTTGAGGTGTGATTCCTCTTTGATTTAAATAATGTAATGCGTGTTTCGACATTATCGCTGAAGAAGACATTATAGGCGTTACTCCTTGAGGTAAATGCAAAGAACCTGTGGGTATTTTTGTAGTGATTTGTTTTTTGAAACTGTATTGAGAGTCGATTTCTTTTAAAAGATCATATGCTTTTGGTGATGCTTTTACCTGTTTTAGTAGTTTAAATGCTCTATGTCCCTTATAACCACAAACCCAACATTGGAATTTTTGTGTTGATAAGTTTAAAGTTAATTTTTTCTTGTGATGGTTACAAGAAGGACAAGTAAATACAGCTTCTTCACCTCCACGAGCTGACTTACTTCTACCTAAAATTGATTCTAATAACTGTTTTAATAAATCTTCTTTCATTTAAAATCCCTATCATAAAATTTACCTAATATATTATCATTAAGGTATTTTTTATCTTCTAAAACTTCTAACATAAATTGATACTTACATTCTAAGTATGTAAGTTCTTTTTTATTGAAAGCCACTTGTAGGATTTTTCTTTCTAAGTCTTCTTTATTTGCTTCTTTTATAAAACTGTGAGAACCATAGTAAGTTTTCCAATCGCTTTCCTTTTGTACTTGTTTATATACAGGAGGACGACCTTTTCCTTCCCAAAGTGCTTTTTCTTTTTTGCCTAATTTTTTCTTTAAATTGTAAATTAAAGATTTTTTACCAATGTATTTTTTTCCAGTTGGTAA